TCACTGATTTAGGTATTTTTCGAATTGTTGATGGTTTTCTTTCTTTTTTGCCGGAGAGATTTCAGCATAGATTTGAGTGGTTGAAATGTCTTTATGTCCAAGATCATCTTTGATGTCATCAAGGCTTAATCCTGCCTCACGCATTAAAACGGCATGCGTGTGTCTTAAATCATGGATACGGATGTGAGGGAGCCCAGCCCGATTGGTGATGCGATTAAAAGCACCGGTAGTTGCTCGAGATCGGAGCGGTTGTCCAAACTTTGCATCAGACGAATAGGTGAAGACAAAATCGTTATTGTGGCTAGTAGAAAATCGAAAGCCTTGCACATTGCCGTGACTGAAATGGCGCTCATATTGTTGTTGAAGAAGATCATTTACTCGAGCGGTCATGTATTCGGTTCTCTTAGAGCTTAATGTTTTGGGACGATCAAGCGCTATTTTGCCAGCGTTTGATCCAGTTTCAGCACGATAGATTCGTGTTGCATTGACTGATAAGGTATTTTTACTGAAGTCAATGTCTGACCAGCGAAGAGCCATGGCTTCACCCACACGAAGCCCGCAGTCAATCAGCGTCACAAAGAATGATAGCCACATGGGCTCTTTATCTTCTTCAGCTGCTTCTATAAAAGATCCAACTTGATCTTTTGTCCAAAAGTGAAGTTTTTTGGAATTGTCTTTAGCATACGCACTGAACTCGACACCAACGGTAGGGTTTTTGGTAATGTAACCAATTGCAACGGCTTTTTTTAACGCGTTGTGCAACGTTCCATTGATGAGCTTTACTGTGTTAAGAGACAAGCCATCATTGAATAGGCTGCTGATGAACTCCTGATGTTCCTTAAGCGTGTATTTGCTTAGACGAATGTTGCCAATTTTTGGGATGATGTATTTCTTAAGGTTATATCTATAGATGATCATGGATCCTTCTTTGACATTAACCTTAAGCTTAGTGATCCACTGATTAAGATAATCAGCCATTAGAATTTTTTCAGTTTGGTAGTGAGAGTGGCCTTTGATTATTTCTGCCTCAGCTAAAGTTGCTTCTCGCTGGGCTATTTTTTCGGTTGGAAAACCGCGCCGATGGATCTTTATTTCTTTTCCTGTCTGAGGATCAACGCCGGCGAATATATAGAATTCCCAGGCCTTTTTGCCATCTTTTAGTTTATATGAGCTAATTGATGCCATGATATCGCACTCCTTTTGAATTCTTAAAGCTTGCAATTCAAACGTATGTTCGTTTTGCTCTCAAAATAAAAGCCCCATCTTGGGACTTGAATTTAAGCAGTTTTTACGGCAAGATCATTTTTTATCTTGTCTTTATTTTTAAAATCGTAAACATTAATTCCATGCGCTTGCAATCCATCTGCAAACGGTTTGCTTTGAGCAGAGATACCATCGATTAAAATATTTAACGTGGCATTACTGCCATAATTGGCATTAAGAAAGGATTCTGTGTCACTCAGAATACCAATAATGACATCCATAGTGTTTCTGCTCAAATTTGTATACAACTTTGTTAAGCGGAAGTCGTTGGTTGTTGGGGTAAAAAGATATTCAAATCGGTACTTGATTTCAGATTTTCCTGGAACATAGATAGGCCCGATGAAACTATATTGATTGCGGTTTTCTCCAAAATAAGTTTGAACATCATCATAAAAAATACTGGCAGTGTTGTTTCTGTTTAGGAATGCCAAATCGGAAACGTTAATTAAAACCTGAGTTAAATCAGTTATTGCTTGAGGTACATCGTGCCGTGAGACAGTCTGTTGAATGGCGTTATCTTTAGCTAGTTTGATGTGATATGGAGCTAATAAGGAGTGCAAAATTCTATTTCTGTTTGAATCCTTTTTTGTCACATCTATGCCATTCGTTGAAAGGTTCCAAATTGTATAGCCTTGATCCGATAGTATGTAGCGATTATTTTTAACCTGAATGTTTATAACGATGCCATCGCCAAAACTATCAGAAAAAGGGGTTGAGACGCGGATGGAGTCGTTTTGAAGCAAAGTGAATTTTGAACTGTTTCTGATAAAAGTAGACCACTCTTTTGCAATCTCAGAAACTTGAGCGTTAGTGAACTCCATTACGTTTCGCCTCCTTTACTTGAACAAATCCGTTTCAATTGTTAGGTTCAGTTTATCTTGTTGTCTTACTTCTGTATAGTCCAACAGGTCATGGAGTGCTTCGATAAAATCATCTGAATTTCGAATGTTAGAATAAGGTAGTGGGAAAGCTCTAGTGTGTGTTGTTCCGTCAGCTTTTTCGTAATATTCAGATTCCGAGAAAACATTAACGCGGTTCCCTGTGATGATAGAGCCATCAGCATTCTTGTGAAAGCTGTCATTAAGGTTAATTCTAACGAGCGTAAGCTTTGTTTTTGCGTCCATAAATTGAATATGGTTGTTTCCAGCAGCGAAAAGGTAATGAATACAAAATTTTCGCCCGTCTTTATCCTCGACGACCATTTTCCCTCTTGACCGTTCTCTCAAAATTGCAGAGTATCGTTTTAAGAAGCATTTGACTGTTTTAGTTAATTGATTCGCTTGGTCTTGTGTAAGGAAAAGATCCTCCAAAAGTTGTACACCTCCAAACCTTCTGCGGAAGGCTAATTCTTTGTCTAAAAACTAAACCCCGTTATGGGGTCGTATTATTGCATCTTTCTTACCATCATCATGAGCACGCCGATAATGATGAAAATGGCTGCCCACAAGAGATTGTTACCGGGCGTGTCAGGGTCAATGAGCCAATGTAACCAACGGGGCCTGTTCCCGAATAGGGCGAAGTAGACGCCTATAAGAACAATGATGAGGCCAATGAAGTGTGCCTCGCTTAATGTATCTGGACCATTCATAAGTGCATCTCCAAGAACTGAGCTTAGATTTCGTTTAGCTTACTGAACTCGATGTCATTGTTGTATCTGATCTTGACGGTTAGTGGGGTGCAACGAATGATAACGGGTCGGTCATACTGTAACGATTTTTGAAAAGAATTGAGGCTTTCCGTAAAGCTTGGTAAGGCCTCCTCAGCGGTCAATACAACGGCCTTTGCACGCAATAGCAACGATGAGTGGTGTAGCTCATTGAAACAGTAAACAGCCACCACAGGCTTCTCTAGGACGTTGTGAATGGTAGTAGTGTCGCGATCAGTGTAAAAAAGGATTTCTTTAAGCGATCGGTGTGATTTAAGTGGTGTTAGCGAAACTATATTAGGGAAACCGGTATCGGTATCAAGCGTAGCCACCTGCATAACAGTACACTCTCGTAACAGTATATCGGCCTGCCTGATCGTAGAATTTGCCATAAGTAAGACTCCTGTCTTAACTATTAATTTTATACGAGTAGCTATGCTTTTAAGCGTTGATGGTGAATCCAATTCATCTTTGCTATAATTAGATGAATTATGTTTACTTGTAACTGAAAGCAGGTGACGACATGAGCCGTTTCATTGATAGCTTGATTAACTTAACGCCTGGCCAACTTTTTATAAAATACTGGTATGTGTGGCTAATTATCGCCGTTTTGTGTGTTCGCGGAGACCGGTGGTTGCATCATTAAATCTAAAAATCTTTTCCCAAGATTTGTAATTCTGTAATAAGTATCAATAGTGGTTCCTTGGGTGTCATTCATTGTGATACTACCAAGCCGTTTTTCCAAGTACCCAAAATTGGTCAATCGCTCTAGCAAGCCAATAGCGAAAAAGTGATCAATAGAGGCAAATAGCTCTACATTAGAAGGAGTTGCCCAACGGTTAGCTGGAATGGCCTTGATTGCTGACATTATCTTTAAATCTATCTCATCAATCTGGCGAACAGTTGACATAAAAAAGCGGTTTTCTGACCAATTTACGCTCTGTGGACTACTCAGTATATTCAGAAATGCATTGTGGAGCATGGATTGTTTTGCAAGGCTAGATTGTGATTCAATAATGTCATTCGTTGCTTCCATGAAATCTGATAGTTCGTTTGAGATGCTGTCTATTTGCTCGCTTGTGGCCATCTGCGCATGAAGCTTATTAATATCTTTCGACAACTCATTATAGAAACTCTCGATTCGTTTGAATCGTTTCTCGTTTTTCCTTCCAAAATAAGCTGTTTGTAAGGCTGCCCCGACAGAAGGTATTGATGCTATGATGCCCTCAAGCGCCAGTTCTCCATATTCATTGAAATTTAGGCTATCTTCTTTAGCTGACATATTTTCCTCCTTCAGCCCTCGCCACCGGGGCTATTTTTGTGCCCAATAAAAGCCCCAAGCCGTTTGGCTTCTACCAATTGCTCGGGGAAATAAACACTATTTCAGATCTATCTTGATTGACTTGTCATTCCAAAATGATGGCTGATATTGAAGCTGTAATGACTTAGCATCTGTTTTTGCTTGTCCTACAAGATTACCCGTAACTGTAGCACCTTTATCTAAAGAGCCTGAATGAAGAGTATCTTCAACATTTGTGGTAATCTCGCTGAAATCGGTTTTGTTACCATCGGCATTTAATTTGAAAAAGAAGGGGTTATAATCTTGTGACTTGTCGGTGTTGTTTGTGATTGTGATATTTGCGATTACATATTGCTTACCTGAATCCGGAGTGTTAATGTCATCGCCTTGGTCGAATTTGACATTATTTACCTTAATTTCATAGCCTTTATAGCTTGCAACTTCACCAACTTTATACACTTTATCTTCCGGTTCCGAAGATGAGGCTGTACTTGCGGACGTTTTATCCGTCTTGCTAACTGCGGTTTTTTCCGTGGATTCGCTGCTTGATTTTCCCTTATTATTGAGTCCACCACCGATTACCACTAGTACAATAATAACCAGTATCCAAAACCAAACGCGCTTGTAAAAAGGCTTCTTTACCTTATATTCCTTACCGTCAGCACCCATTACCTTTTTTGCCATTTCGTTTTCCTCCATAAATAGTTTTCAGCTTTTACCGTCTTCCGTATCTGGACTAACAACTAATTATATATAAAAATCTTTTATCGCTTCTGAAGCAGCATCTTCCATTGGTGATGGAATGCCAAAGGCTTCCATGAATTGATTCAGGTTGGCGTCTTCCTCATCAATATCGGCAAAGTATAAAGGAACAAGTATATGGATTCCGCCTATGTTAGCTTCACCCTCAATGCTGTTCTTTGAAGCCGAATAAAAGTACAAGCAAGCTGGGTCTTGATGTAGAACGTGCATTATTTCGTGTGCAGCCTGATAAGGCAATTGTTTCGGCTTATGCCAGTTCATATTAACCGCAATCCAACGTGTTTCAGGATTAGAAACCGATGGAGTGTACGGTTTCAGTTTATATGTCAGCTCAGCTCCGACTCCACGGTCAAAGCCGTAGTTTAAAACCTCTCTCAGCATGTCACTAGTAAAGTCAGTCATCATGTTTGCCACCTCGAAGAAGTCTCTTGATTATCTCAAGATCTTCAGGCGGAATGGGGCGACCTTCAAAAGTCATGATGGTATCATTTTTTGGATCTGATATGTCTATTTTCTCCGGTTTTGAGCGAACGTCAGTAACTCCAAGCAAAAAATCAGTAGAAACGTTAAAGTAACGAGCCAGTTTCTTAATAGAATCTTGGTCAGGTGTTCTTTCGTTCTTTTCATATAAAGAGACAGACGCTTTGCTTACATTTATAATTTTCCCGACATCAGATTGTGTCATCTTCTTTTCGTTTCTAAGTTCTCTTAGTCTTTCTCCGAAGCTCATCATATCACCCCATAGGAATAGAATAGTGTATACAAATTGTAAACTCAACAAAGTTTAAAAAAAGTTCACTTTTTTAGTTGACAGTTTACTAATTGTAGATTATAGTGTTTACATAAAGTTGATTAGGAGGTGATCATTTGAACGAAAAGCTGAAAGAACGCCGCAAGGAATTTCATCTTACAATGCAAGATATTTCAAATATGATTGGCATTAGCAAAGGATATTATTCATTGATCGAACGCGGAGAACGCCGTGTCAGCTATGAATTGGCATTTAAAATTGCCACTGCATTAAAAACGAAGCCGGATCTTATTTTTTTGGAATACCAGTCAACTTTAAGTAAACATAATTCCGCCCAGCGAGAGGAGGCAGTCAAATGAACGAGAAAGATCCTAAGCCTTTGCAAGATTATACGAGGATTATCGTTGAAACAGACGAAAAGCACCCAAAAACCATAGCAATAGTCACGGCAGATGACTTTGAGCTTGCTGATGGTTTTCGGGTGCGAATGACACCTAATTATAAGAATTAGTCTTTGTCAATTGGTGGATGAGGATCGTTGCCAAAACTGTTTTTCAAGTTAATCTGGCCATTCTGTTTTTGGCTTATAACTTCAGAATTCTGGTTTTTGGCAATCTCGGTCGCAAACTTCAAAGCATCTGATTTCTTATCAAATATCTTTGTTGGTTTAGAGTTTCCTTCTCCATGAACAGACCATCTACCGTCCTTTGGAGAAATCCATTGGTTTCTACCCATTTTATTCACCTCCCTTCGATGCAATTATCGCACTCGGTGGAGGCAATCACACAATATTCAGTTTTCAAGTTAAGGAGGTGAGCCATATGGATCGCAAGGACATGATTAAGGATCTGACTACTGATCATCCAGAACACACCGCATCTTATTGGGCAGCATTCGATGATGATACCTTGATGCAAATCATTGAATTAGATCATCAGGAGGTTCAACGAAACGTCTCTGATCAACTTGCTATGGGTTAATCATAGTCTTCTATAGCATGAATCAATATCCACCAATATTTCATCTTTTAAAGGAAGTGGAACGTATGAAAGCAATAATTAGTAGCCCTTTGAATAGGTTCGCTACTAGAACCAATACGCCACAGAAGGTGATCGCTTATGCAGCAAAATTAGGGCGCTCGACGATCAACAACTATTTTCATGGAACTCCCATTAGAGCAAATGAGGCTACTGACATTGCCAATTCGATGAATGACAGCGAACTAAGCTATGAATTGGCTAACTTGTTTCTAGGAATCCCTAAGCTGTTTAGCGGTGACGGAATATACCACGATCTAAGGGGGCTTTTATTCACCGATAAACGAGAAGAAGACGAAGAGAAGGCTGCTTTCATCAAGCACGACATTGAGGGTCTTGCTAACGATCCTAGCTTTACACGCGATGACGCTAAAAACTTGAAAGCATACGCATTCGAGAAACTTGATAGCACAGTCGCAGATCTAACCGAATTAAATGCTATTTGCGAAATGCTAGGCATCTCAATCATGGATCTTTTCAGCGAAAGGCTCCCGCATTACCAGAAACTTCATTATATGAGGAAGGATGAGCAGGCATGGAACAAGGATTCACACTGATCGATCCTAGTAAGCCGCAAAGGACACGTAAGCCCTTTAAGCCCAAAGTTTATTGGACGCCAAAAGATGTCATGGCACACTATCAGGTTTCTGCCGCGACAGTGAGCCGTTGGAAGAAGCGTGGTGCTCCATTCGTTGGGCCAGGTAAAACACAGCGAGTTGAGCCTGAGAAGATGGAGCGTTGGTTTGCACGACAATAGGAGGACTAACAAATGTTAGAAGCGATCATGTCAGTGCTGTTCGACCCAACATCAGCCTTTTGGAAGTATCTTCTTGTAGCTATGGCTGGCATCATGATCGGTGCCACAGCAGTAGGAGGTTGGAAACAATGGACACGATAAAAAGAGCACAAAAAAATCCCGTAGCGCCAACTACGGGAAGTCAACAATATTGCAGATATTATTATATCTCAAGTTTATCACGGAAGGCGGTTGATGACCATGCTTGATTACAACACAGCGGTTCTGAATGAATATCAACGGCGAGAACGACTTGAAGATAAAGCCATTGCCGATTGGGAGTCCTATCACGGTACCGTCTTGCCCAAAGATATGGATATCGAACAAGCGGAGGAGTTCTTGGCCACCGCCGATGAATATGAAGTTGATACAAAGAAACCTTGGCTCTATCAAAGCTGTGCTGCATCGCGTTATGAGGGCGCCTTTAACAAAGACAAAGCGAAGGAATACTTGAAAGATTGGATCAACATTCACGGCCCTGAGCGATTCTTAAAAGACGCTGCTAGTTCTACGTATCCGAAAACAGAACTGGTTGAGATTTTCTTCGGCGGTGACAGCTTAGACGTTATTGATTTCATGAAGAATCAAGGATTTCAGGAATGGAAATAGGAGGAGTAGCATATGACGACACAATATGACCTAAAAAAAATGCCAGTTAAGAAACTGATTGAGACGCAGACGATTAAGAATAAGTTTGCAGCGCTTCTGGACAAACGGGCACCACAGTTTCTTTCATCAATTGCCAGCGCGGTAAGCCTTAATCCAAGCTTAGCCAGAGTTGATCAGTTAAGTGTTATCAACTCGGCCCTGGTAGCAGCAACGCTCGATCTTCCGGTTAACCCGAGCTTGGGTTTTGTCTACATCGTTCCATACAAGAACCAGGCGCAGCCACAGATTGGTTATAAAGGCTATATCCAATTAGCTCAACGATCAGGACGGTATCAGCGCTTGACTGCTTTACCAATTTATGAAGATGAGTTCAAGAGCTGGAACCCACTAACGGAGGAACTTGAGTACACGCCGAACTTCCACGATCGCAAAGCAAGCGAAAAACCGGTTGGCTATGCCGCATCGTTCAAACTGACTAACGGTTTTGAAAAGATGGTCTATTGGACTTATCAGCAAGTCGATGATCATCGCAAGCGTTTCAGCAAATCTGGTGGTAGCGCGGAGCCCAAGGGCGTTTGGAAAGACAACTACGAGGCTATGGCCCTGAAGACGGTAATCAAATCGCTGCTGACTAAGTGGGGTCCAATGACAACCGACATGCAAAGCGCGGTCAGTGCCGATGAAAAACCAGTCGAGGCTGATCCAGAACTGAAGGATGTTACCCCCGAAGATCCTAACTCGATCGAGGATGCACTTAACGCTCCCGCTGAACCCGTCACAAAATCGGAGGTGAAGCCAGATGCTCTTAAGCCAGACATTACCCACGACCCAAATGCAGGAAAACAACCAGAAATCTTTGACGGTCAACAAGGATAATTATTACTCGCTGGATACCAGTTTCAAATATCAGTCTGCTACCTGGTTTAAGAAGTTTCTGACATGCGAAGCAGAAGCGATGGCCGAGTTGCAAGGTAAATGGACACCAAGAGGCGATCCGACTGCCTTGCTGGTTGGAAACTATCTACACAGCTATTTTGAATCCAAGCAAGCTCATGAGTCTTTTATCAAAGGACACCCAGAGATTTTCTCAACTCGTGGATCATCAAAAGGACAACTGAAAGCTCCCTATAAACAAGCTGATGCGATGATTGCCATGCTTGAAGCTGATGACAATGTTCAACGACTTTATCAGGGTGAAAAAGAAGAGATCCTTACCGGTGATCTGTTTGGGGTCGAGTGGATGGGCAAGCTGGACTGCTTCGACTCCACAAAGTCATTCTTTTTGGATCTGAAGACCACACAGTCGCTTCACAAGAAGTATTGGAAACCGGGAGAACGTCAACCAACCAGTTTCGTTGATGCCTATAACTATCAGCTTCAGATGGCGGTTTATCAGGAGCTTATTTACCAAAATTACGGAACGCGACCACGAGCATTCATCATTGCCGTGACCAAGGAAGATGTACCCGACCATGCCGTCATCGAAGTGCCACAGTACCGTATGGACGAGGCACTGGAAGAGATCCACGACAGCACCGAACACGTTGAGGCGGTTAAATCCGGTCAGGTGCGGCCACATCGATGTGAGGCCTGTGATTACTGCAAGGCAACTAAACGAGTCGCCACAATTATCAGCATGGATGAGCTAGTCGAGTAGGAGGTGACTCACCGCATGGATTTATTCAAGCTAATTCGAGAGTTCTACATTCAGCAAAGCGTTAATCCGCTAAGCACAGGACAGATAGCATTATGGCATGGGCTGGTTTACCAATGTAACCAGCTAGGCTGGCCAAGCGAATTCAATATGCCGAATCGAACACTCGAAACGTTGACTGGTTTAAGCCGTCAGGGCATCGTCAAAGCCCGCAACGCGCTAAAGCAGTCAGGGCTGATAGATTTTCAAACTAACGGTGTTAAGGCAACGACCTACTCAGTCATCGATATTTCACGAAAACTTAGTACGTCAGATAGTAGGCAACCTAGTAGTCGAGCTGATGACAGTGTGTCAAATAGTAGGCAACACAGTAGGCAACCTAGTAGGCAACACAGTTTACAAGGTAGTTTACAACCTAGTAGGCAACACAGTAGCACATACACTAAACAAGACGAGACTAAACTAGACAAAACTAAACGACAACAGACTACTGCTCCAGTAAAGGCAGCAGAGAGTCCTGCTGAAGAACCGTCATCGTCGTCATCATCAATTCTTGATATTTGCAATTTCTGGGAAGGCAACGGGTTTGGACAACTATCACCGTTCACCAGAGAAAGCCTTGTTGATTGGGTTGACGACATGCGAAAAGCAGGATCGCCTGAACCTGAGAAGCTAGTTCTAAATGCGCTACGGACTGCAGTTGAAAGCAATGTCAGAAACTACAAGTACGTCAACGGCATCTTAAAAAACTGGGAAAGCAAGCGTCTTCTCACGGTTGCTGCTGTCGAAGCAAACGATAGTGAACGCCAGCCAAACCGAACGCCGCACACCGAACCGAAAAAGGAGAACTGGGGATATGGAGTCGACTAAAGGCCTATTCACACATGCGGACGTGCAAAAAATAATCGAAAAGCGAGGAATGGACGTTAGCAAACTGCCAACTCAGGCCGAGATCGAGCACCGCTTCTACGAACGCTCTATGGCCACTCTGAACCGTAAAAAGGCACGCGCCATTTATCGCTACTCAGTCTTCCCCGGAAACGTTCCGGCTAAGTTTACGTTCGACAAATGGCGGCCAGAATTACAAACGGATCAGCAAAGCTCTAGGAATCTGGGGAATCGTGCATACAAGCTGACTAAGCAAATGGTGGAAGTGCCTAAGAACGTGGTTCTGTTTGGACCGCGTGGGACGGGTAAAACGTCCTTGGCCTTAGCGATGCTAACCAGCTTGCGCGATCAAGGCCAGTCGGGACTGTTTATCTCAACAGCAGAGCTAAGTAACCTAATGGGCTTGCAATACGATGTACCAGACGTTCGCAAGCGCTTGGCAGGCATTGAGCGGGCAATGAAAGAGGCTGACGTACTGTTGTTGGACGACTTCGGGACAGAAGGCGGCATGAAACTCGACATAAAACCGGTTAGACGTGACATGCAAGAGCTGATGTACCGAGTTGCTAATGCTCGCCTTGACTTTGCAGAAAACAAGCCTCGTCTATCAACAATCATCACAACGAACAACGAGATGGATGAGTTAGAACGCATGTACAACAGCAAACTCATCAGTCGAATTATTCCAAAATCAAAAGATTGCACCTTGAATTTTGAAAAGTTAACGGACGTAAGGGGGAAAAGATCGTGACAGCCGAAGAAATGACAAATAGAGCTTTGCAGCATTTGGACAAGCATTTGCGGGCCTACGAAGCGTCCTTGAATCAAACGATAGCTGACATTGAAAGCGATTATGATCAAGGCTACCTAGACGTTACCGAAGCACAGTGGCAAGACATCATCGTACTTTTAGGCGCTGTTATTCACGCTGATACGCGCATGATTTGCGAAGCGTCAGAGAGTATCTGTGCTGACGGTGGCGTATCGGGGAGCTTGCTGCGTTTATTGTGGCTAGCTAAGCATTTCGCAACACTAGATTTTTCAATGAAACCGAGCATTAAACAGGAGGCATTCTAAATGCAAGCAATTAAATCAACAGTGAACGTCGGTGATCTGGTTGTGGTGCCTGATCGAGTATTCATGGGCGTGCGTGATCTCGGTGGTGTGGCACGAATCATCAGGGTTGAACGATACAACGCCAGAGGTGCAAGCCAAGACATCAACAAGCCGGTTATTTTTGATGGCAACGCGTCTAAAGAGCTAATCACAACGGTTGAGATGGTTGACGGCAAGCAACGTCAATACTATCTGAAGGACGTGAAGCCGGCGTGAACAGGATCATTATTCCATTGCCCCTCATGACTCTTAACCAGTACATCAAGGTTGAACGAGGCAACATGTTCGGCGGAGCAAAAGTCAAGAAACAAGCAACGGAAACGGTAATGTTGGCTGTGAGAAAAGCGATGAATCAGGGCGTGAAATTTCAATGGGGAAAACCCCTAAGTTTCGACTGGTATTGGTATGACAAGCGAACAGACCCGGACAACATCGCGTTTCAGCACAAGTTTATCTTCGACGGCATGCAAAAGGCTAAATTTTTAGAAAACGACAACTGGGATCACATTGTAGAACTGCGAGATCGGTTCTTTATTGACAAAGCTAACCCGAGAGTTGAAGTCGAAGAGATCGATTAAGGAGAAAAAAATCATGAATAAAAAATTGACATTTACAGTAACTGTTTTAGCAGGACTTATGTTTGGGGCTGGTGCAACCACCATTGCCGACAATGTTTGGCAAGGCCACCAGAACATCGTGGAGACCAAAAACAATATCGACAAGCTGATGGCTAAGATCAACGCTTCACAATCTAGCTTGTCCGATTTGCAACATCAGTTGTCTGACGCGCGGTCACAGTATGCGTCCCTAAAACAGCAATACGACAACGACATGGAAAGCAAAGATGCCCAGATTCAGCAAAAGATTGTTGAAGGCCAGCGAGCGGTTGCCCAGAAACAGGCTGAGGTCGATGCTAAGCAGCAGACCATCAATTACCTTACATCACAGTTAGAAGCCGCCAAACAGGCAAACAATGACTTATCACAGGCCATCAAAGACGCGCAGAGCATCAGGGACTATTCAGATCAGGCTGTGAAGTCAGTCAGCGCGAAATGAGAGGCATACAAATGAAAACAGGAGACGACACGTTCGATGACATCTACGTCAGCAAAGACACTGGCAAGGTCGTAGGCGTCATGTATGAAGGTGTGGACTACAAACTGGTGCCAATCAAACAGGAGGTAGAAAAATGAGCGAAGGAAAACTGTACGCGATAAAGAACGATGAAGGTGAATGGGCAGATTCACACTACACTTTTGGGCCCGGCGCATGGGCAACACCAGACAAAGCCAAGCGTGAAGAAGATGCAAAAAATCATGGTGGCCACGTTGTCACGTTGATTGAGGTGCCAGAAAAAGTGGTCATCAGTAAAACAAACGCTTTGCGTCAGGGCTGGCTAGTTGCTCGTTATGGCCGGTACAATCCTGATGCGGTTTCTGACATTCTCGCAAGGTATAAAGATGAGGCGTGGGACATGATTGAGGCATACGTAAACGGCTACACCGTGGCAAAGGAGAAGAAATATCTGGTCTACAAAGTGCTTGGCGGCAAGCAGAAAAACAAGCACGAGCAAGTTGCTCAAGCATACCGATCAAATCTTTTCTTCGATACGATCATTTGGCTAATTAAGGAACACAAAATCATGAGCAGTGATACCTCTGATCAGTTCACCGAAGCAGAGATCGAACATTACGACCTGCAAGACTGCGAAAAAGAAGAGGTGACTGACGATGATGATTAAGCTAGACAACGGGAATTTGCTCAATCTATCAGCGGTATCGTATATCTCAAATACCGAAATGCTGGCTTATTTCAAACAGCCGGTTATCAAAAATGAAAATAACTTTCAAACAGAAGAATGCTTTGGCGTTGGTGTAACAGAAGCCGACATTGAGCGAATTGCAGCGAGTGCCACGAACAGGAAGGTGACTGACGATGATGATTAAGCTAGACAGCGGTGACTATGTAAACACGGATTATATTGAACGATTGTGGATGATTAATGAGCATGACGGCTTCATCAGGTTTGATAACTCTCCAGACGTCCCTATCAGTGAAAAAGATCGTGGTCTTATTCTAAAGGACATGAATCCAAAGATCATGCTTACTTTAGGTGAATCTGGGATACTTGAGCCGACTATTTATCATGAAGGCGGAATAGATTATGCTGCCATGGCATTTTCACCATTAATTAATGGCCAAGAGGTGACTGACGATGTGGAGGCGCGAGATGAAGGCTGATTTATATGTCGATAAGCCAAAGCGCTACGTCCTGCCAATGCCATACGGAGCGGACGACGATGACCCAGATGACAGCCATTACGCGGTGGTAAATAGAGAATATCATGCGGGGCCCGCGTGGCATCAGGGACCTTGCGTTTCATTTAAGGAAGCACGGGAGCACTACTCTGTCACCCAGTCGGACATCGACGCCGCGCCTGATTGGGTCAAGACGATCATACCTGTGGAGGTGACTGACGATGAGCAATGAGACGAAGCGGGACGTGTTGGAGAAACTAACAGAATGCTACGCCGAGGTTTATGACGCATACACCGATGAAACAGGAAGCCCATACTACTGTGACGATGAGCCAAATTATCTTGATGAATATGCTGCTGCCTTGCCAGATGATCTGCCGGTGATCCCGAAAGTCCAAAGCGATTGGATAAAGCAATGTAAAGCAAATGATGATTCCTTGTCTTTTGCGCTGGGCGATGAGACTACACCAATCGAAGTTGCTAAAACTTTTCGTGTTTGGGGCGGATACACTGATAAAAATAAAGATAGATGGCTCAAGCTGCAAGACACCTTTGCCCGTGCATGGGTGCTAGGTGCCTGGCGCGTTGAGGAAACCGGCGAAATCGTGAAATTGGAGGCGGAGAAATGAACTTTCCTAAGACTAGATACTTTAAGGCAACTGGAAATTTCAAGGCAGAAGGTCGCATTTATCTTAAAGACAAAATCTACCCTGCATATTTGCTGGAAGATACACCGGGGTATGGTAAAGCGGCGCGGTTTTACGATCTATCGGCTGAAAATGGTCAGTTCAACTTTGGCAACAATTTGCTTGATGAATTGCCATATGAGTGGGACGTGATTGAGGTCAACGAGAAAGGCGATGAGATCTAGGAATGAAAATTAAAATCAAGCACGCCATTGCCTATATTATTTTAGCGGTTTGGGCGGGTTTCATCATTTACGGATTAGCCAGTTTCCTTTGGGATTGGGTTGTTAAGCCTTTTATCGAATTCGGGACAGTTAAATCATTGACTATCTTGATCTTCGGAATTGGCGCAGGAACAGTTGTATGGTTCGTTTTTTGGTCAGGTGAAAAGCTGGTCAAGTGGTTACTAAAAGAATAGAGGCGGAGAAATGAAACGAGAGATGAAGTTCAGAGGTTTACCAACTTGCAAAGAAAAGGACGAGCTAGACTATATCAACTTTGATCGCGATGGTAACTTTGCCGTTGGCTTTTACGAGGACGGATACATCATTGGCAAGGTTGCTGACGCCAATGACGAGTATATTTACCCTGAATTTTGGGTAGCTGTTGATAGAAACACTGTTAGTCAGTACACCGGTCTTAAAGACAAGAACGGGCGGGAAATCTACGAAAACGATGTATTGCAATGCACATCATACACATATGGCAATGGGGAAACTGGTAAAACCAGTCTTTTAGTCAAATATGATGAAATGAGTGCTGGGTTCATCGCCGGCCCTTATATGTTAGGAAAACTGATGGATATTAGGAAATGCGAGGTCATCGGAAATATTTTTGAGAATCCGGAGCTACTGGAGGGAAAACAATGATTGCCGTCATCTTGCTCATCGCAGGTGCTGCAATGTGGATGTGGGCTAACTGGAAAACTAAGTAGTAGGAGGTGAATAATTTGGACAGTAAACGAGCACTGGCAGAAAACCTTAGGAAGAATATATACGATCTGAACATGACACAAGCCAAATATGCAAAAGAGATCGGAATACCCATCACCACGCTTCAATATGCAATATCTGGGAAGGGCAGTGTTTCACTCGACACTTTGGATAAAATCGCATATGGAGCGGGTATTGATCCATGGGAGCTTATTCGGCCTCATGAAAGCAAATAAAAAAGCGCGCCTGATGAAGGACGCGCTGGAGGCAGATTAAGCTAAGAGATGTAAGTAATGAATTTCGCCACAATAGAGGCTGCCTCCTTAATCAGTATAGCAAACACAAATATCGAAAGTACATTTAAAAGCATCAAAAAAGCGCGCCGGGTGTTGACGCGCTCTGGAGACCAGTGTGTGAATTGCACCAGGGTAATAATCATTTTGGAGTGGGCCTCCAAAGACAGTATAACAAAAAACCGCCGGATTAGCGACGGGTGGAAGACAGGGACTTTTATGCAATACATGGCTTTTGAATAATGGAACTTAAGCCACCATCTTCACAAACAGTATAACAAAAGCGCACCACGAAGGCACGCTTATCCTACAAACCCAGCCAAATTATACCATAAGGAGTGGACGCAGTGGTGCGAGCAACGAGATATTTTAGCCCAATTGATCATGACAAAACAATTGAAAACGCCAAAGAGGTCTTGGGGAACTACTGGCATCACAAGCGGCTCGCTCAACGCACCAAAATAGCGCTAAGAAGCCCCGTAATGGACGGCATGCCTAAGTCACCTAGCTATGGAAATAAAGCCGAGGACAAGGTAATATCGCACGCTGACGAGCTGTACTATATAGCGTGCTGCGAAGGTGCTATTGAATCTATAGAGAGTGAAGACTACCGGATCATTTTAGTTGAGAGCTATCTGACTCCAAAGACGACACGTAAATCCAGCCTTCAGTTAGCTAATCGCTTGCATGTTGACCGAACGACCCTTTGGCGACAAACACAAGAAGCTCTCTATGCTTTTGCTGAAATATGTCCGCTAGTGAAACTAGATGCAACATCCGTGCAACAATGATGCAACAAAACACACGCTTTTCCGTCATATGATGGTATTGTGCCAAAGGTGAGAAACCTGAGACACCGCGTTTTTCCTCCGAGCCTCAGTGATGATAAAGCTGTGGCAAGGCGTGGCAATGAGGACTGGCTGAGATAGTCAGGCGGGTTCGATTCCCACATGCCACATTGTCCAGTTTAGCGACCGGACACAGCTTGCGATGACCCCATCTGACACTGGGAGAGCGAGCAGCAGATATGAATCACAGATATCACCTCAATGTAGTATTCCAGTTCATGCTGGTGTACTATTTTTTTAGGAGGAAAATTCAATGACAAATAATGAAAAGGCGATTTTTAAGATTATAGTCTCCGATGGTGTAGAAGGAACAGGCCAACCGGGCACTCCGCCGATGCTCATTGGCCCTACGTTAACTCTTAACATGCCAGTTGTGCCAACTGCGCTTTCATTCAATGTCGCAGTTCTGGCCTATAAAATGAATTTTTCAGAACCGCAAAAGCTCCAGTTATCAATTGCTAGTCACGATAAACCCAATGAAAGCATCCAAACAATAGGTGGAAACTTGCCACCTATGACTGGTCCAGTGGGTACGATGGTTTTTAATTTTGGAGTGCACAACACTGTTTTTCATAAAGTTGGAGCATATGATATTTTTGTTTCTCTTAATGACGAGGAAGTAGCGCGAGATACCTTCTGGACAACATTTACAGGCTCAACTAATGGAACAAATAAAGACATTTCGAGAGACTAGCAGCAGTAAATCAGTGTGGCTGAACGCGCCAGTCATGAAGGCTGCTGCACCACTTATCGTAGCGACAAGCATTATGATTGGGCAAAGCCAGCAGAATCAGATTAGTACTAATACTGGTAGAATGGTGACGATAGAAGGTACTAAGAATGCATGGCTAAAGCCAATCAGTTTTTTGCCGGAGGGGAATGCGATGGCTAAGGACGTTCAAGGATCAAATAAAAATAATGACTCGTATACTTTTGATCCAGTCGATTATGGAAAACTCTCTCAAAGAGTTGACTCGATAGATAAAAAAATTGATGCAATTATTGCAAGCCTTGACAAATTACCGACAAAAGATTGGGTCGAGAAAGAAATGCTTAAAAAGCAAGTGGATATGATCAATAAATCAACAAATATTCGCCTAACGATTGCAGGCATTTTTGTAACTATTGTGCTTGCAATAATAAACCATTTTTGGAAATAAACTAATTAAGACGCTACGGCGTCTTTTTGTTTGCCCAAGCACTCCGCCAAACGGTGAGGTGCTATTTTTGTGCAAAAAAAAGCCCTCGCTCTGGGAAAACGAGGGCCAATCACTTTTGAAGTGTGAGAATGAACTCACTAAGTCATTGTAACACAATACTTATAATAGGCACATAAAAAAGCTCTCGGTTGGGGGCCGAGAGCTAAGGAGTGGGGTAGTACCGAGGAGTGAAAATGAGTATATTGTTGGAACAAACTCATTTTATCTCACTCAAATTTTTAAGGCAACAAAAAAGCTCTCGGGGACGAGTCCGAGAGCCTGAGGAATAAAAATGAAAAGAGCAGCACATGATTGCATGTGGCTCACAATTATTATATTTCAGGAGGCGAGTAGATGCAATGGACAGATGAACAGATTGGTGACATTAGGAAGCTCGCCTCTGAAGGCTTTACCAGACGCGAGACAGCCGACAAACTCGGGATTAGCTATGATGCACTTCAAGGCAAAGCAAGACGGCTTGGGATCGAGTTTCAGAAGCCAATTAAGAATGAATACGATTCAGACGGAACACAGTCCAGTGAAACCATTCTAAAGGTTGTCAGGGGTCACAAAATGACGCCTAGAGAGGTTTTGGAAGCTCACGGGTACGATTACACCAAGTGGGAGCTTGTACGTGCCACAAGCAATTTCTGGAAGCAGACGCCTGAAGCGACATTGTATCAAAGTAAGATACAAATCAGGCCGTTAGTTGAAGCAGAACAATATGAATCATTGATGAATGACATCATCACACACAAGGAGCCGTATCAAGCCAAGGCTCCTATTTTTGTGGAATCAGATCGCTATTTGGTCATTCCTGCTTTTGATACGCATTTCAACGGTCACACATTCGACATCTATGCCGAATCTCTTAAGCGTCAGCTAGAAATCATTCAACGCGGCCACTACGCAAAGATATTGCTCATTATGGGCGGTGATCTGGCTCATGTGGATAATATCAACTCAACCACAGCAAAAGGCACACAGCTCGAAACAACCGACTTAGGCGAGACTGTGAACGAAATGGAGCAATACTTCGAGACGTTGATTGAATCAATTATCAAGAACGCCAATGAGTGTGAGGTCATGTATTGTGCCGGAAATCATGATCCGTCAGTTGGATATATGTTTGCGCGTCTATTGAAACGTGCCTACAGCAACCAGCCGAACATCACTTGGGATATATCACTGAAGCATTACAAAGGCGCTATGCTTGGTAACAACTTCATTGGTGCTACTCACGGAGACAAGGGCAAGAATAACTACCTTGCGAAGTATCTTGATGAGTTCGGCTTCATGTTAGGCACAGCACAGAACCGCGAACTGTTCACGGGGCATCTCCATTCAGAGATGAGCAAAGACCTAGGCGGATTCGTTCAGCGTCAAGTATCGACACGCAAGCCAACTGACAAATGGACTGATGATATTGGCGTGGTTGCTCACAAAACGTTTGAGCTGGTCGAATACAGCGATCATGATACTCGTGCCATTTACTATGTGTGAGGTGATTTCATGGCTCAAATGATTACAACAAAATACGGCGTTTACATGCCGAAAGTTGAAGCGTGGACCATCGGCAAGATTGACAGAGAAATTGTCCGTTCACGCTCTAATCAAGTTAAGACGCGAGGCGGATACGCACATCCTGAAAGTAAGGTATGCTTGTCAAAAAGGGGGTGGATACTGTGGCATTCCACTTGCCGTCACCAAAAGACGTCTATAAGAACCTCAAGGACAAGTTGAAAAAACAGCGGGACAAGACCAAGGCTGATAAGAAGAAACAGCCTAGTAAAGAAAATCCAGGAGTAACAACAGCTTAATGAATTATAACCAGCGATAGCTAACTAGCTACCGCTTTTTTAATGGAAGGAAGGTGTGGTGATATGTAATGCGACTGACAGCAAAACAGAAGAAGTTCGTTGACTCTTATATTGCTGATAGCAATGCCACCAAAGCGGCACTAGAAGCAGGATACAGCAAAAGAACGGCTAGGTTTGTCGGTGCAGAAAACCTAACAAAACCTAACATTAAAGCTGCCATCGACGAACGCATGAAACGCCTCGAATCTGACAAGATTGCCAAGGCTGCTGAGGTGCTTAAATACTTCACTACCGTTCTCCGTGGAGAGGCAAAAGAGACAATTATAGTTAGCACTCCAGACGGTGCAGATGCTGTTGAAAACGAGCCAAGCATCAAAGACCGCATGGCAGCAGGACGAGAATTGCTCAAGCGTTACCCTGGCAATGATGAGTTGCTCAATGCTCAGCTAACGAAGATTATTACTGATATTGAGAAAACTAAGGCCGATGTTCGCAAGTCCAAAGCTGAGGCTGACATCATGGAAGCCAAGGCCAAACTGATTACTGATGCGGATTCGCAAGACAGGACGGTGATTGTCGATGACGTCCCAGAAGATGATTAAGTTAAGCAAGATGGTGCAACCTCATTTCTATCCGTTTTGGCATTCAGGGGCACCATATTTGATACTTAACGGCGGTCGTGGCTCATTTAAATCATCGACAGTTAGTCTGAAGCTTGTCATGATGCTGAAAAGGCAAGCGCAAGAAGGCCATAAAGCAAACATCATCGTCATTCGAGAGAACACGGTTAACTTGCGTGACACTGTATACAGCCAAATCGGTTGGGCAATTGACATGCTCAAAATGACAGACGAGTTTGTGTTCAATGTATCGCCTATGCGCATAACGCATCGTGGAACTGGTAGCACATTCTACTTCTATGGCGGTGACAAGCCTGAAAAGCTGAAGTCTAACACCGTTCGTAACGTGATTGCTGTGTGGTATGAAGAAGCAGCCAACTTCAAATCCGCTGAAGTGTTTGACCAAACCAATCCAACCTTCATTCGACAGAAATCACCATGGGTTGATCAGGTTCAAGTCTTCTACACGTATAACCCACCGAAGAATCCATATGACTGGATTAATGAGTGGATTGATAGCGTTAGAGGAGACAACGATTTCTTCATCGACAAATCAACTTATCTCGATGATGATCTTGGGTTCACTGACGAACAGCAGCTTAGACTGATCGACAAGTATAAAGCCAACGACTATGACTACTACCGTTGGCTTTATCTTGGTGAGATTGTCGGACTTGGAACCAACGTCTACAACATGGATTTGTTCCACCTGATTGATCATATTCCTGATGATGATCCCTTGATTTACCTATTTCTAGCAATGGATAGTGGACATATATCATCCGCTACAGCATTGCCAGTCGCTGCTGTTACCTCGAAGGGAAATGTAATCGTTCTTGACACTTACTACTACTCGCCAGCAAATCAATCGTTAAAGAAGCCACCAAGCCTCTTATCCAAGGAAATTCACGAATTCTTGGCTTCGGTAACCAAGAAATACCGCGGTGCTAAAGTCAAAAACATGACAATCGATTCTGCTGAAGGGGCCATGCGTAACCAGTATTACAGCGACTACCACGTTGCTTGGCATCCAGTACACAAGCTAAAAGAAGCCGACATGATCGACTACGTTCAAAGCCTGCTCGCACAAGGGCGGGTTTTTGTTTTGGACACTCCGAACAATAAAGTGTTCATGGAACAGCATCGGCAGTATCAATGGGACGAAAAGTCAATGGAGTCAGATGATCCCAAAGTTATCAAAGAAAACGACCATACAGTAGATGCATTTAAATACATGATTCTTGACAATGCTCGAATTCTTGGGCTTAAACGCTAAGAAGGTGATGCTTTGAACTTAATCAATACAATCAAAAATCTATTCAGGAAAGGAGGCGCAGCATTGGGAGTTGTACAAAGCCTTGGTAAAATTACCGATCACCCAAAAATCAGTGTAGATCCAAAAGAGTATGACCGTATTGCACTGGATAAACGTTACTTTGAAGGCAAATTTCGCAAGATTGAGTTCAGAAACACATACGGAGATCTTAAAAAGCGACCTTATGTCACTTTAAACATGATGCAAGTTATCTGCCGACGGTTGGCCTCGCTTTTATACAATGAGCAAAGCAAGATTACGATCGAAACTCGTCCCGAAAAAACTGACGAGTCCGGAAATACGGTCGATTATAAAGTTCCGGATGAAGCAGATACCTTTATTCATGAAGTTCTAGAAGACAATGACTTCAATAAGAACTTTGAGCGCTATCTTGAGTCATGTTTGGCACTCGGCGGTATTGCAATTCGGCCTTATGTTGACTACAGCACGAAGAAAATCAAGTTGGCATGGATTCAGGCTCCTAGTTTCTACCCACTTCGGTCTAATACGAATGACGTTAGCAATGCAGCTATTGCAACGAGAACTGTAAGAACTGAAGGGAAGCAAACGGTGTATTATACGTTGCTTGAGTTCCACGAATGGAGCGAAAACGAGTACACCATTACAAACGAGCTTTATAGGTCGGAGACTTCGGATACTGTTGGCATCAAGGCGGATTTATCCGTGCTGTACCCCGACTTGCCACCGTTGGTTAATCTGGATACGTCTGTGTTTACGCGTCCGTTATTCGTTTATCTGAAGCCGGCCGGATTCAACAATAGAAACATCACCAGTCCGTTGGGCATCGGTGTTTGCGACAATGCGCTGAACACTCTCAAGCAGTTGAATGATGCATATGATCAATTCAATTGGGAAGTCAAGATGGGCCAGCGACGAGTAGCTGTTGCCGATAGTATGACGGAGATCACGTTCGGGCGGGAAGGACAGAAGGAACCCAAACAAGTATTTGACCCTGACCAGAATGTCTTTCTGTCAGTCCAAGGCGGTGGCATGGACGATAAAACAGTCCAAGATTTAACGACCCCTATCAGATCGCAAGATTACGTCGCATCTTTAAACCACTTTCTTAAAACGCTTGAGATGCAAGTTGGTTTGTCTTCCGGCACGTTCTCGTTTGACACCGCCGGTAACATTCAAAACAAAACGGCAACCGAAGTTGTTAGCGAAAACAGTATGACGTACCAGACTCGCAATAGTCATCTGACAATGGTTGAACGTGCAGTACAAGAGCTGTGCGTTTCGATCTGTGAGCTTGCCAGTGGAACGGTCATTAATGGGTCAGCATTATACAGCGGGCCAATTCCAACGATTGACCAAGTGACTGTTGATTTTGACGACGGTGTATTTACTGACAAGTCTGCAAGCCTTGATTACTGGATCAAAGCCAATGCTGCGGGGCTCGTGCCAAAGCGTGTTGCCATTGCTAGAGCACTTGATGTTCCAGATGAGGTAGCAGAACAGTATGCTGCCGAAGTTTCAAAGGAAAGCCCAGAGCCGGTTGCTCCTCAAGATAGCCAATCAGGTTTATTTGATGGAGACGGTGATAGCTAATGCCTAAAGTGACTCCGCATCAATTGACAATCGCACAGGCTTCTATTGGTGACATCTACGCATCGCTAGAGCAAACGTTGTTCAAGATGTTCATTGACAGATTAACCAACCACGGAGCGTTTCCGATTGACGAAGATCACATGCTCCAATGGCAAGCAGAGCAACTTAACAAGCTGTATCTGGTCAACGAAGCAACAATTAAGGAAGTAAGCAAAGCTACAGGAATTGCCCAAGCCAAACTAGTGGCCTTGTTCAAAGATTTCGGGATTGCGATTGCAAATGATGAATATAGTCGCTTGGCAAAGGACACTGGTAAGAATATTTCGCCTGGCACTGACGTCGATCAGTTGCTTAATGGTTATTTGAAGCAGACCTTCCTTGATCTCAACAACAACGTCAATCAAACGCTAATTACCACCAATTACGGCCAAAACGCCGCAATGAGAACCTATCAGCAGATTGTAAAAGAAACTACCGCACAAGTGATTACCGGGCTTAAAACCCCAGCCAGAGCATTAGCCGACACCATCTATAAGTGGCGAGATCAGGGCATTCAAACTGTGCTAACAGATAAAGGAACACATGCTTGGTCACTTGAAAGCTATGCGCGAATGGTGATTACTAACACAAGTGGAAGAGCTTTTCAGGCAGTCAGAGATCAAGCGGCTGATGACTATGGAATTGATACGTTTGTCATGTCTAGCCACCCAGCTAGTCGTGCTGCATGTGCACCAATTCAAGGAAAGACAGTAACAACCCGCTATCAGTCGTTCCGATCTGAAATTAGTGGTGAGTGGTTCGAGTCGCTTTTCAATCATGGCTATGGGGAACCGGGTGGAACATTCGGAATTAATTGTCATCATCAAAAATGGGCTTATGTACCCGGCGCAAACACCAATAGCCAATCGCAATTTGATCCTAACGAAGCCATTCGTAATGGTAATGTACAGGCCAAACAACGCGAATTGGAGCGAAGGGTGCGCAAGTACAAAGCCGATGCGGACCTAGCCAAAAAGCTGGGCGATGCAGATGGCCAGCAACATTACAAGCAATTGATCAGCAATAATCAAGCCGCCCTGCGACAAATCGTCAAAGATCACGACTTCTTGTCTCGGGACTATTCAAGAGAAAAAGTGTTTTCGTAAATTAATTCGACCCAAGCATGTCGTAAAACTGCTATTTGTTTTACCCAATTCGCGGTCGTACCGCGTCAAAAACACGTAAGGGAGAGATTGTATTGAAACGCGAAGAATTAAAAGGATTAGGTCTGTCTGATGAGCAAGTAGACAAGGTTATGGGAATCCATGGGGCCGATGTGAACGATTTAAAGGGTCAGGTGTCTCAGCTAACTACTGAACGCGATGGGCTGAAACAGCGCGCGTCCGACTCGGACAAGCAACTGAACGAGTTAAAGTCAGCCCACAAGGATGACAAGGACTTTCAGGCTGAGATCGACAAGCTCAAAGCCGACAATAAGGCGAAAGATGATGCGGCTTCTAAGCAGCTCAAAGAAACCCAGTTGAATTATCAGACTGAGCTTGCTCTGGTGAAAGCTGGTGCATTGAATACCAAAGCGGCATCAGCCCTGATTGACAAGGACAAGCTTGGCTTGGACGAGAAGGGCAATGTTACCGGATTAGATGAGCAGCTTGAAGCACTCAAGTCGGATGACAGTAGCAAGTTCTTGTTCAAGGCTGAAGAGGCACAGAAGCCAAATGACACACCACCAATTACAGTGCCTGGTAACCCTAATCCAAACGCAAATGGCACTCTGAATCCAGCCATTGCTACCTACGAAGAGTTGGCGGCAAGCATGGCACACGAAGAATAAGAAAGGATGATTTAAATGGCTTTTCCAAATGCACAAACGACTGACAAGTCCGCAATGATTATTCCTGAGGTTATGGCCCAGATGATCGCAGCACGGCTTCCTAAGGCAATTACTTTCTCGCCTCTCGCAACGGTTGATAACACTCTTGTAGGCGTTCCCGGTGACACTATCACGGTTCCACATTGGAAGTATATCGGTGATGCTGTCGATTTTGCTGAAGGGGATAGCATTGACTACTCCAAAATGCAGAACGGCAAAACAACTTCGACGATCAAGCGAGCTGGCAAAGGGGTAGAAATCTCTGACTTTGCTGTTCAAGTTGGACTTGGCGATCCCAAGACGGAAGCTGCTAACCAACTGTCCATGGCTATTGGTTCTAAGGTCGATAATGATTGCGTCACCGCATTGCTGAATGCTCGTCTGACACTGACTCATGCGGCCCCTGATCTTGACTTGATCGACGCGATCGAAGCCGCTTTTGAAGACGACACTAGCGAGTTCAACACCGAAGGTTCTTCACCAGTGCGTGGTGTGCTTTACATGAACTTGAAGGACTACAACAAGCTCCGTAAGGCTGCAGCATCTGACTACACTCGGGCTACCGAACTCGGTGATCAGGTTCTGACAAGTGGTGTACTCGGTGAAATCTTTGGTTGGCAGCTTGCTACCTCCCGCAAGATTCCTGTTGGTACTTACTTGGCTGTTAAGGCTGGTGCTCTTGGCATCAACATGAAACGTGGTGTGGAAGTTGAGACCGCGCGTGATATTGACCACAAGACAACCAAGATCAACGTTGATGAATACTACGGCGTTTGGCTTAAAGACGACACCAAGGCACTTGTCGTTAATACTCCAGCAGCACCAAAAGGATTTGATCCAAACGGTAGCGTTAAGCCAACCGATGCTCAGACCGTTGATGAAATCAAGGCTTGGTTAACTGCCCACAGCATCGATTTAAATGGAAAGACAGCAAAGTCTGATCTTTTAGCGTTAGTTCCAACTAAATAGTCAACATTAGTCGCTATTGAAATGCACAATAGGGAAATCCCGGCGGCTTTGTGAGGTGATGATATGGCCTATGTAGATAAAGATGATTACATGCAGGCAATGCATATTACTGATGCAGATGTTCCTAAGAACTTCGATCAATTGGCAGATTTGGCCAGCGAATATCTAGATGACCAGACACGTGGTTTTTATCAAGATAACGACCTTGCCAGTGACCCGTGGCCACTTCGTGCAAGTAAGTTTAAGCGGGCGGTTATCCGTCAAATTGCTTACATGATTGATTCTGGTATCACCACAACAGAGCAAGCCATTAGTCAGCCTACGAGTGTTTCGAAGACAATTGGACGTACAACGGTGTCCAAGTCGTGGAATAATAGCCAGTCCTCAGTTGCTGGCCAACAGCGCTCGGCTATCAGTGCTGATGCGCTGGCAGCTCTTAGCGGCACTGGGTTGCTATACCGAGGTGTTGACTATGTTCGATGAGATCGATGACTTGATATCATACAACGATTCGGTCACGTTGTTCCGAGTGACCGGTAAAGATGACTGGCAGAAGCCTATTTACAGTGAACCGGTTGTCATTGGGCACGCTAGAATCGATCGCGGGACAGTATATTCTGGAACCAACAACGATCGGCAAATTGTTGCTAAAGCCGTCATTTACATTCGATGCGCTGGCAACTCAGACATGCCGTTGCTTGATGATAGTTGGCTGCAAGGACAGGCCGAATTTGACAGTCGCAAGTACACCATTACTACAGTCAACGTTTTAAAAGATGCTGATACGCCTGAAATATGGGGGTACGAATTGGAGGTGCTGTGATGGGTGTGAAAGTAACAGTTGACGTTGATTTGATGAGTAAACTTGGAACGAAAGCCCAAAACAAAGCTCTCACAGCCGCTGCTACTCAGCTCGATACAGAACTGACTGATTATAATACTGGCGTTGTACCAAGGCTTAATGGTGACCTGCGGGGGACTGCAACTCCGAACGGTGCGGAGGTTGACTTCGACAGTGCTTATGCGGCAGCTCAGTTTAACGGTGGGTATACGAAAAAAGATGGCACCAAGGTTGTTTTTCATCATTGGCATAAAAAAGGAACTGGCCCCCACTGGGACAAAATGATTCAGGCAAACGATCAAAAAATGGAACGAATCCGCGATGCTTATCTGAAGGGACTGAACCTATGAACGCATTGAAAACGTTGACGAATGCAATTAACACGATTCCCGATATGCCACAGAGAGTCAGCATGGGCTTCCTTTCTGCTGATGAATCGCTTTCAATCTATCCGACAAAAAACGGGTCGGTGATTGATGAAGATTTCGCCGGCAATCAAGAAACTCGGCTGTATTACGAAGTTGCTATTCGTACCAAGGATCAGCGGTTGGGCAACACAATCATGTGGCTAGTCTCTGATTTTGTTAAACACTTGAAGGAACTTCCGTCTGATGATTTCCACTTTGAAAAAATTGAAACCACGTCTGAACCAAGCATCACCCAAGCCGATTCACGTGGCTTTTTTGTATACACGATTGATATCGCGATGAACGTAACAGCAAATAAATACGAGGAGTGATTTTTCATGGCAGAAAAAGAATTTAACTTGAACTTTAAAAACAAGTTCGAAATCGATACTAAGGGTGGTAAAGACCCGTCGGATGTCGCTGGTGCAACCTTTGTACCATTGGCGGCCGGCATCAATAACTTTACGCCGACTCTGAATGAAACAACGGCTAATGACGTCTATTACGACGGTGAAGGTTATGGTTCGACTGATGTTACAGGTAAACGTCTCCAGCTGGCTTATACAGGCCACCGTTTGGAAGGCGACCCAGCTCAGGACTATATCGCAAGTCACTTGCTTGACCTTGGCGACAAACTCAAGACTTTGGCACGTTGGACGCAAGCTGATGGTTCTACTGTTGTTGGGCTAGTTACTATTAGCAATATTGTTACTTCTGGTGGTGCTCCAGGTGCCAAGCAGACAATGTCATTCACTTTGGCATTCAACGGCAAGCCCGTTTATACTCCTGCGGGCCCAAAAGTGTAACGGTGTCTGGGGTATCCCTGACACCGACAACGGTGAGCATTAAAGTGAGAGAAACCACGGCATTAACGGCTAAAGTTAGCCCGGAAGATGCGACTGACAAGGCTGTTAGCTATGAATCCAGTAAAATATCGGTCGCTACTGTCAACGGTAGTGGCGTAGTAACTGGCGTTTCTGAAGGCTCTGCTACCATTACCGCAACGACACACGATGGCAGTAAAACTGCAAGCACGGCAGTAACAGTCACTGCCGCTTAAAAAGACAGGGTCGCCAAAGAAATCAACAGTATGGGTAAATCCCAGGCGGCCATTAGGAGGAAATCATGAGCAACGTAATTAATTTAGATGACGTACTAGCAACTAAGCAGGACTTTACCTATAAGGGTGAGACGTACACGTTCCGTTTCTCAGATAAAATGCAGCACGCTTTGAGTGATGCTTGGGTCAAGGCCAACGCATATGCTAAGCAGTTGACTAATGATGACAAGGAAAATGATGACATCGACAAAAAGCCGGTTGAAGATCAGCTTAATTTTGTACGTGAGGCTCTCAATAAAGAACATGAAATTGCCATGGACTTCTTTGTACAGACGATCGGCAAAGAAAAGGCCGATAAGCTGTACAGCGATTTAGATCAAAGCACCGACGGCCTCATGTTTGTCCTTGGCCTAGTCAAGCGGGCATCTGAAAAGGCAATTAAGGACGCTCAAGACGCTGAATATCCTGCATTTGACGGGAATGAGGACAATGATTAGCCTAACTCAACCGTTAGCGTGGTACTGGCAGTGTGAAGACAGGAAATATCGTGTGAATTTGGCGTTTGATAACGTGTTGCGATGGTTCGAACTGCTTGATCGTGAAGACAAGACTGATGCTCAAAAGGGCGTCATTGGTTGGCATATGTTCGTTAATGCTAATGAGGTCGCGCCAGAAGACCGGTTAAAGGCACTTCAGTGGATTAATCAGTACATCGGCCAGCAACCATATCATGACTCGGAAATGCAGCCAGCAACCGATGAAGAACCATCAGTAACAGGCGGAGCACAAGAGGAGTTTTTCTCTTACGTTCAAGATGCGCCTGCTATTTGGTCAAGCATACGAGCGTTTTATGGCATCGACTTAGAAGACGAACTAGGAAAGCTACATTGGCACAAGTTTCGTGCCATGTTGGACGGCTTACCGGGTTCGTCTTATTTCATGCGCATCATCGATATTCGGCAACGGTCTCGTCAGGGACTTGAAGGCAAGGATTTGATTAACTTGGTTGATTTGCAGAATTACTACATCTTGGATAAATACCGTAATGCAAAGCGCTCCGCAGAGGCGGCTGATTTCTTTGCTGCATGGGCGTCCAGCGCAAACAAATAATGAAAGGGGGAACACACAATGGCAGCAGATGGAACGATCTCGATTGAAGTTGCTCTAAAGGGCAAAGATCAGCTCATTAGTGATACTGAGCAAGCTGACAAAATTCTAAAGGACTTTGGTAGCCAAGCTGGAGATAAGATGGATGAGTCCATCAAGGAAAACACAGATAAGGCTAAGCGGACTCTGGCTAGTTTTCCAAAAGAAGTCAAGACTGAACTCATCGCCGAAGCTAAAGATGCTGGCATTAAGAATTTCAGTGCTATTTTGAAAAAGCTACCTAAAGAACAGCGAGTTGAATTGCTGACCAAGGTAGAAGATGGCAAAGCTATTGATTTTGAGAAATTGATTAAGTCGCTTCCCAAGGAAGTTCAGAGTGAAATCAAGGTCAAAGATGAAGCTACCGTTCCCCTTGAGAAGATTGAGAAGAAACAACAGGATATTCCGGGCAAAAAAGAAACCACTGTAAAGGCTAATGATCACGCATCTGCGCCTTTACGTCACATCAGCAATGAAGCAGACGATACCGGTCGGCATTTCAGAGGCTTACGGGATATTATAGCTGGCACCATGATCGGGAATTTGTTAAGCAACGGTTTCATAATGGCTCAAAGTACTATCATCGGTTTGATCGGTGATCTTAATGAAGCAAGTGCATCATGGCAGACATTTAATGCTAACATGCAGAACCTTAACATGCCTGATAAACAAATTGCTGCGACCAGAAAGGAACTGCAGGAGTATGCGCAGCAGACCATCTACTCTGCGTCTGACATGGCTACGACCTACAGCCAGTTAGCTGCTGTTGGTACTAAAAGTACCGATATCTTGGTAAAGGGATTCGGCGGCTTAGCTGCTGCTTCGGCAGATCCTGCGCAGGCGATGAAAAGTCTGTCGCAGCAAGCGACTCAAATGGCTGCTAAACCAAAAGTTCAGTGGCAAGACTTTCAAATCATGCTCGAACAATCACCGGCTGGTATGGCTGCCGTGTCCCGAAAGATGGGCATGAGCACTTCTGAACTGATTGCTAAAATTCAAGATGGCAAAGTTACAACAGGAGAGTTTTTTGATGCTATTGAGAAAGCGGGCAATGCACCGGGATTTCAAAAGATGGCCACACAATACAAGACGGTTGGGCAAGCGGTTGACGGTCTCAAAGAAACGATTACTAACCGTTTGATAGGGGCATTTCAATCAGTATCCCAGTCTGGAATCAAAACCGTCAGCTTGCTTACTGATTCGATCAGTAATATCAATTTCGATAATTTGGCTAAAGGGATTACTAAACCGATTGATTATATTAACGCGCACTTCGATACCGTGACAGATATTGCAAAAAATATTTTTAAAATTGGTCAAATTATCGGTGGCACGATATTCAAAACTGCGTATGACGTTGTTATTGATATTGCCAAGGCTTTAGGGCTAGTAGATGATAAAAGCAATAAAGTTAAGGACCCTCTCAATAAGATTGATGGTATTTTGAAAAACATTGTTTCGCATAAAGACGATATCGAAAATCTAACCAAAGTTTGGTTGGCGTTCTTTGCCATCAAAAAAATTACCGGTTGGATTAAGTCAGTAAACGAAGCCAGAAAAGCAATCATGGAGCTAGGCATTGCAACCAAGATATTTGGTGACGGTTCCGGTAGCGGAATCAGCCTGCCAAGTTTTGGTAAAAGGGGAGCAACTGGTACCGCAGTCGAAGACGCCGAAAGCGTGGCTGTTAATTCTAGCAAACGAGGCGGTTTATTCAGGCGTATTTTCTCTGGTGGCACTGCCAAAGTTGGAGAGGACGCGCTTGAAGATTTAAGTGGCGCATCCAGTTTCACGTCCAAATTTTCAAAAGCCGCTGGAGCAGCAAAAGGGCTAGCTGGAATTGGCACTGCCATTAGTATTATCTCCTCATTGGGAGAGTTGGCAGGGTCTACCAAGAAAACTATCGGTGGAAATGCCGGTAGCGCTGCTGGTGGTGCCCTCGGCACTTGGGCTGGCGGCGCTGCCACAGGAGCCGCTGTTGGTACATTTGCAGGTCCTATAGGCACTGCTATTGGTGCCGGTTTAGGAGCTGCCGCTGGAGGTGTGGCCGGTTCTAGTGTTGGTAAGAAGATTGGCAAAGAGGTTCAAAAAGGCGTTGAATCCACTTTCCATCCGAAACTTAGCAACGGTATGACAAAAGCAACCGAAAAGTTACATGGTGGCGTGAAGTCATTTGTAAAGTCCTATCAAAGTGACATGGACAAGATCATGGGCGACACCATCATGCTTGGCAGTGCCACTGGTAAACAGGCTGGCAAAATCGAAGCTGATATGACCAAAGCATATGCTAACATGTCAAAAAACGTTGACAAATACTATAAAAACAAAGAAAGCAAGTCAAAAAAAGACTTGGACTTGCTGGTCAAAAATGGTTCTATTACTCAAAAACAAGCTGATGAAGCTCTGGCTAAAGAGAAGAAGAACGATGCCACTAAAGCCGCCCAAATGAAGAAATCATATGCTGACATGCAGAAGGAAAGCGAAAAGTACTTCAAGGATCGTAATGATACCGAGAGCAAGTACGAAAAGAAGAGTACCGATGCTGTCAACAAGATTTTGAAAGATCGTGCCGCTCAACGCGAAAAGCTTGTCAAAGCAGGTGCTACTAAGGAAGAGCTTGCCGGGTTTGACGCCACAACTGCGCGCAAAGTTGCGGCAGCGAAAAAGAAGCTCAAAGACCAAGAAGATAAAGATCTACAAAAGCTTCAAAACGGCCATCTTAAGACCATGAAGACTTTACAGTCGCAAGCGGATGCCAACACCTATCAAAGTTTAAAAGTGAGTGCAGGCAAGGAAAAGGACCTTTTGCAGAAACTGTCAGAAGACAAGCACAAGATGGGCCAGAAAGAACTAAAGGAAGTCATCTCTACTTCGGCAAAGCAGACTAATGCTGTCGTCACTGCCGCCAACAAAACTTACAACGAAGCAAAGAACGCTGCTAACAAGAAATACAAGGCAACGACTTCTGCCGCTGAAACTGAATACTATGTCAATCACTCTATCTCAAAGTCTCAGTATGAAAAAATTGTCGGAGATGCCAAGAAGCAGCGTGACGATACAATCAGTGCTGCTAAGAAGCAACGCGATGACACCGTTAGCCACGCCAGAAAGCAACACAATGAAGTCGTTTCCGAAGCCACCAAACAAGCTGGAGAACACAAGAGTGCGGTAAACACCGAAACAGGTGATGTTAAGAGCACTTGGGATCGATTCTTAGATGGCGTTGCTGGTGTTTGGAACCACCTGATTGATGCATGGAATTGGGTAGGAAAACTTTGGGGCAAAAAGCCTACTGGCCACTGGAAACGCTATGCAGCTGGTACTGGTGGTACACGAGAAGATCAGCTTGCCGTTGTTGGTGAAGAGGGATTTGAGCTGGCTCATCATCCTAGTCTTGGCATTTTTCCATTAGGCGTCCATGGCATGGAAACCACTTTCTTACCAGCCGGCACAAGCATTTTGCCTCACAACCAATCAAAAGAATTCTTAAAGATGACTAATGCATTACCCCACCACGCTACCGGTATTTTTGGTACTATCTCTGATTTATTTGATGGTGCTAAGAAAATCGCTTCTGGAGTTGGTTCAGAGATTGCACATGCGTTCGGTAGTGCTATGAATTTCATTGATAAGGGTGTATCTGGCGCTTGGAGTTGGATTGAAGACAAGACTGGCATTAAGAAACTTGCAAGCAATGATGGTCAAAAATGGTCGTCAATGCGGTCTGATTTTGGTGGCGGGACTCTTAAAGGAATTAAGGACGGATTTTCAAACGTATTTACGTCTCTATTCCAGAAAGCCAAAGAGGATGAAACGTCTGGTGGAAACTACAACCCAGAATTGATTTGGAAAGCCGCAAAAGAGATGGGATTGAGCCCATCAGGCAGCTTTATCCGCATGCTTCAGGCTACCATTCAGTCTGAAAGTGGTGGCCGCAACATTGTTCAACAAATCCACGATATTAACTCAGGCGGCAACGAAGCGCGAGGAATATTGCAATATACTCCTGGTACATTTATGCATTATGCGATGCCTGGGCATACTAATATCATGAATCCTTATGACCAGCTGTTGGCCTTTTTCAATAACTCAGATTGGCAAAATAGTATTGGTAACACCGTCATTTGGGGTCATGCGAAGACTGATTGGTTGCATTCTGGTCCTCAGGGCAGCCGGCGCTTAGCATATGGTGGGAGGTTTGATAAAGCCACACCGGCTGTGGTCGGTGAGGACGGTATTGAGTATGTTGTCAATGTTACAAAAGATAATGCTGATCAGTTGCTCATGGCAGCGATAGCTGAACGTGCCAAGACTAGTTCTTCTAGTATCTTTGCCAAGGCACTTAAAGGATTTAAATCATCGCAGATTCAGGCAATTAATTCAGTTCCTGATGTTCAAAACGCTGTCAATAGCTTTAGCGCAGGCACAGCACAACCAAAAGTAATCAATGTTCAAACCGATGTATCACTGAATGGCAGGAGCATGGCCCGCGAAATGGCTCAACCGCTTCAAATAGAAATAGACAGAAAAAATCGCATTAAGTTTCGAAGAGAGGGGAGGATTTTTAATCCATGACGCTATCAATTACTTTCAATGGAACTAACATTTCGAAATGGCTTGATGGCATTCTGCTTGTCACTAGAAACGTTGGGCAAAATCGTGTTCCACAGCTTGACCAAGTTGGTCGCTCTGATGGAAAAATGTTCTCATACATTAGAGCGGATGAAGGCACTATCACGGTGACTGCTATCGTTCGAACTGATGTCAATAAAAAGCGCAGGCTTCTTGCAGATGCCCTGACTACTTCAACACCAGCTAAACTTGTTTTTGCTGATGAGCCAGACATCTATTACAATGCCATTTCAACTGGACAGATCACCTTAGACGAGGCTTATCTTCACAATACCCTGACCATAACGTTCACTGTCCCCGATGGCATCGCCCACTCGGTAGCCACGCAGACGGCTGACAACATGCCTTACAAGGACGTGCCAGTGAACCTTGTCCTAGCTTCACACGACACGGTCACCAACACAACCGGTGTGGATGGGTATCCTATTACAATGAATCTTTCAGAAGACTTGTCAGGTAAAATCATTACTACTACGGCTAAAGTTATCGTCACCAATTATCAAGGCAAGATAGATCCCAATAGTGGTGACCCCGTGATTGATATTAAAGATGGCATGAGTACAGGAAACTGGAATGGTTTGATTATCCCTATCAATGTCACTGGTAATGGCGTGTATACATCATTACCGGGGACAATTACAAAGAGTCCTTTAGTTGTGAATACCAATCAGATTGGTATTAAACTGTACAATTTGCATGCGACCGTCGAAGTCTGGATTAAGGTTGAGCTAGGCACTTCAGCTTCTCCATGGTCGCCTAACCCAGCGGATCCTGAATACTATTCCGACACCATTACGGTGCAAAATGGTGGAACTTATCCATCTGAGCCAGTTATCACGGCTACTATCAACGGTGATGACGGCGTACTAACTGCTATGAATGATCAGGGCAGTGTGCTACAGTTTGGCTCTCGCAATGAGACTGATGGCTTTGTGAAGCAAAAGTCTGAGCGCGTTTATCATCTCGATTTCAATCAGACGCCGACAGGGGTAACACTCAATAATGGGGTTACGGCTTTTCCTTACTATGAGCATGGCAATAATGCCAACGTACAGTCGGGACCGTTTGGTTATAAAGACGGTATTGCCTACCCGTCAACTGAACGAACGGCTGGTAATTACTGGAATGGTCCTTCAATGAGCGGCACCATTCCGCCAAATTCAAATGGCTCTAATACGGCTAATTTTCAGTTTGTCAATCGTGTCAATGTTGATACGAGCGGTCCTGAAGTCGGTCGGTTTGAGTTCAACTTGACGTACAAAGGAAAGATAGTTGCCTCACTCGCCTTGTTTGATGACAGTCCAGCAAATGACCAGCTCGTCTTTTCGGGAACCCTTTTTGATGGCAAGGATGCCAAAATGGTTTTCTTCGATCTATTGCCACGAAATTACTATCGTGGGGGCAACTACAATGCCGTGATAACCAAAATGGGTAACAAGCTAACCTTTCGCTTAGATCGTCTTGATTTAGGCGATGGTGGTATTGAGCCAGTTGACATAGGGGGCTTCCCTGCCATGCCGATTGACGGTTGGACAGCATGGTTCCCGGGATTCTCCGATCAACGTGGTTGGTCCATTAACTGGCAAGATAGCTACTTTGAGTGGATTAACGTTGATTACTGGGACGACATTCCTAACCGATTCAAAGACGGTGACGTTGTGAAAATCGATGTTTCTAATCGGCGTGTCCTTGTTAATGGTTTTGAAGATCGAACACTGCAAGCAATTGGCAATGATTGGGGTGGATTCAAGATACATCCAGGTGATAACACGATTCGCCTGCTTACTTCAAATTGGGCAAAACAGTGTGAGGCCGAAATTGCATGGCAGGAGGCGTGGCTATGAAAGATTTTTATTTTACGGACCGAGCATGGCACTTGCTCGGTATTGCAACTGCTGGCGGTGGTGGGAAAATTCACATTGTCGATGATACTGATGATCAGCTTATATCAGCAGGTGCTCGCACCTATTCAGGAACCATTCGGTTCACCCCTGAACTATCGTCCAAGGTTCAAGCAATGGCAGCACGTGGCAATTACATTTTGTATATGGATGAGCGTAATAAAGCAGTATTTATGACAATTATGGAATCAAGTCATGATCCACTTGCTGGTGAGGAGACATTCACTGCTGAGGATGCTGGTATTGATTTGATTAACGAGACCGTTGGCCCCTATAAAGCTCCACAAGCAATGGGCATCGCCGACTATATTAGCCTATTCACGAATGACTCAGGTTTTGAAATCGGTCTTAACGAGATTCCTAATTTGAAGCGAACGCTTGAGTGGACTGGCGAGTCTGACACCACTTTAAATCGTATTCTATCTGTTGCGACTCAGTTTGATAATGCTGAACTAGACTTTACCTTCGATGTGTCTGGAACAACGGTTGTGCGCCGCGTAATCAATATTCATAAGCGCATCGGTGCTGATAGGAATATCACGCTGTATGTGGATAAAGACATCAATAAGATTGTGACGTCCGGCAGTATTTATGATCTTTATACTGCCGTTACACCGACAGGTGGTACGCCTGAAAGCAAAGATGGCGAGACCACTGATCAACAGCCAATCACACTTGAGGGCTATCAATGGACAGATCCCGATGGTCGTTACGTGTTAACGAAAGAGGGTGTTTTGCTTGACCCAGTTGCCAACCAAACATGGAGCAGACTTTTGGCTAAGGGTGGTGCACCGAGTGTCAACGCAGCGTATATCAATCGTGTTGTCACTTATACGGCGACTTCGCAAGCGACTTTGCTTCAATCTGCACTCTCTGATCTTAAGGCTCACAATCATGAAGCAGTCAATTATGAGACCGACATTGCTGTGCTGCCACAAAATATCAACATTGGTGACACAATTCATTTAGCTGACGAGAATGAGCAATTGTACTTGTCGGCTCGCTTGCTCGAGCTCAAATCAAGCTATTCGATGGATACACACACAGCAACATTGGGAGACTATCTCATTGAGCATGATCAGGTAGCTGCCCAATATCGGCAACTTGCTGAACAAATTAAAAATTTGCCTAAAACGGTTCAATACTATCCATGGATTCGCTACGCCGATGACGATCAAGGAACAAGCATGAGTGCTTTGCCTGCTGGCAAGAAGTATATGGCGGTTGTATACAGCAACAAGTCATCCGTGCCAAGTGATGATCCGGCTGATTACGCTGGCAAGTGGGCATTGATTCAAGGGCCAAAAGGTGATACTGGTGTTGGTGTTCCGGGCCCTAAGGGAGCTGATGGCAAAACTAGCTACTTTCATACAGCCTATGCTAACAGCATTGATGGAAGTCAAGGATTTTCAACAACGGATGGTAATGGAAAGTCCTATTTTGGCCAGTATGTTGACCAGACCCAAGCGGATAGTACCGACCCAACTAAATACTCATGGGCATTGTTCAAAGGCACTGATGGCCGTGACGGCAAAGATGGTAGCGATAATGTGCCAGTCATTACTGTTGGTGCCGCGTATCCATCAGGTCCCAAAAAGGGGGATATGCATTGGCTGACTGATAGCAGCGGTGTTGTAACGGGCTATTATACTTATGATGGTTCTGCTTGGAATCCTTATAAGATTGACGCAAAGATTCTTTCTGCTGAAACGTTTAACGGACTAACCTTCAATGGGGTTACCTTTAATGGCTCGAGGTTCATTACACCCTTTAACGGTCACCCAAAAACAACCGGTGGGGAAGAAGATCCCTTCCAATGGACACGTGGCATAATTTCAGTGGGTGACGGCGAAGTAAAAATGACGACGACTTCCTCTAAAACACAAAATGGAGAAGCTACTGCTACCGGTTTGGTAGAGATGACGACTGGCCTCATATACTCCAGTCAGCAGATTGCAAATAGCAAGGAAAAATTTGAAGCCACGCTGTCACCTGGTCAGCTGTTCCTGAGCCATACTGCGAACAGCGGCGGTATTGTGTCAGGTTATATCGATACGGAATTGGTCAATGAATTAAATGCACGGGGTCGTGTGATTTGGCAAGGCGGTTTTTATCCAGCAGGTAACGATACGATCATTCCGAGCATGAAGCTGTCACAGACCTTGACAGGGTGGCTGGTCATGTGGAGCCGTTACGAAAATGGTGTCATCCGTAACAACGATTATGCCTATTCGATAATCCCTCGTGGCTTAGTCGTCTATCAGAGCCTTGGCTCTAATTACTTCCGAGTAACAGCAACTATGGCTGGCCATGGTACTTTCTCAAAGACATTCTGGCTCGCAGACGATCGAATCATTGGTGATGACGGTAATAAGCAAGATAATGCAGCGTTTGCTGTCATCAATAATATATTCGCCATTTGAGGAGGCAAAGCATGGAGAAGAAGAATCTAGTCAAAGTTCTGTTCACTATTGATAGTGATAGCTATATCACTGGCTACCAGCAGGAATTTTGGGACGGCAAAGAATGGCAGACACCATTCGATACCACGAACGCGGTGGAAGTGGCTCCGGGCGACATTGACACAATCGTCATGGGGGCAACCAAGCTTATAGATGGTCAATTTGTGTTGGATACTTCTAAGCAGGCAGAACTCGAAGCCGAAGCTAACAAGGTGATTCCCACTCCTGAGCAACAGATGATCAACGCACTGGGCTTGCAAAACGCGCAATTGGCGGCAAAAGTCACCACGCTCACCGAAAAGTTAGGGGGCGAGAGCTGATGAAGGACTTTGTAAAACAGATGTACGCGTGGGGTTGCCAGATAGAGGGATATGTAGAATCTGGAGCAATCACGTCTGACGAGTATAAGCAAATTACAGGCAGTGACTATGTCGCCAGCAAAAGCTAGCGGCTATTTTTGTGGAATGGAAGTGAGAAAGTGACATTTTTTGGATACACGATTGGTGACTGGGCAGAGGTTATATCAATCATAGGGGTGGGTGTAAGTGCGGGCAGCTGGCTGTTCAAAAAGATTGCCCTAGATCCGTTGCGTTCAGACATTCAAATGTTGTCAGATACGATTAATCGTCAGCTCGAGCTGCACGAACAGTCGTTGGCAGACTTGAATGCTCATCTGAAAACACACGATGACGAGCTTGGCAGTCACTCGGTTAGGATTACTCGATTGGAAGATCACGTAGGCATTAAAGGAGAAGATAACCATGAAGATTAATTGGAAAGTACGAGTATTAAGCGTCAAATTCTGGCTGGCATTAGTGCCGGCAGCTTTGTTGGTTGTACAAACAGCGGCAGCGGTTTTCGGTTACAACTGGGATTTTGCCAACTTGGGCAAGGAGCTCACCGCAGTGATCAATGCAGTATTTGCACTGTTGACCATTGTGGGGGTTGCCGTTGACCCAACCACAGAGGGCGTCAGCGACAGCCAACAGGCGTTAGCTTACCCGGCACTCATTACCACCAAGGCAGCTAAGATCAAGTCCTTAGAGGACCAGATTAAGGCACTGCAAGCGGATAAAGAGGCTGACCAGGTAACTGCTGCTAGTGAAGTGGTTCCAGAGACGTCTTCTGCAGCACCGGCGGAGTCAGCTCCGGCATCTGTTGCTCCACAGCAATAAGGAGGAAACCATGAAACTAAAAACTAAACTAATTACCTTGGTAGTCGCCTTCTTGGCGGCTATTTCTTTTGCCCTGCCATCGCAGGTCAATGCGGCCAAGGGTGATCAGGGCCCGGATTGGGCGAAGTATCAGGGAGCAAGTGGACGATATGGAACAGATCAAGACAAGTTCGTAATATCTCAGATTGGCGGAACTTACGGTGGTACGTACATCGATCAGTGGACGTATGATAGCCAAATTGCTAGTGCCAAGGCGGCAGGAAAACGTGTGCATAGCTACATCTGGTATGGTGTTGGTGCAAGTAGCCAGTTGGGATTAGAAGCACTTGACCGTTATATGCCTCGTATCAAAGCACAGACGCCGAAGGGAAGCATCGTTGCTTTGGACTACGAAGATGGTGCTTCTGGCAATATGGCAGCTAATACGGATGCAATTTTGGCCGGCATGCGGCGCATTCGTTCAGAAGGCTACACGCCCATGTATTACAGTTACAAGCCATATACATTGGCACACGTCGATTATCAGCGTATTCTGAAAGAATTTCCTAACAGCCTTTGGATTGCTGCTTACCGTGATTATCTACCAACTACCAAACCAGACTACGGTTATTTTCCGAGTATGGATGGGGTAGCTATTTGGCAGTACACGAGCGCATTTGGGCTGTCGCAAGGCCTCGATGGTAACATTGATCTGCTTGGTATCACTGATAATGGCTACTCGAGCCAACCAGAAACCCCGTCAGCACCTGTAACACCGGTGCCAAGCCAACCAGCGCAATCAACCGCAGCCAGTGATACTGACTATGCGCAAACTGGTGTTTTCAAGCCTTCCACGACTGTTAACATCCGCACTGGTGCCGGAACCGGCTATGCATCCGTTGGTAGCTATGCACCCGGTGAAAGTGTGATTTATGATCACGTGTATATCCGTGGCACATATGTTTGGGCGCGTTATCTCAGCTACTCAGGCAGGTATCATTATGTTGCCTTGGGCGTAAATGGTGGTGAGAGCTATGGTTCGCGCAGTTCAAATGCGCAAACCTATTCACACACGTACTACACAGTCCGCTCTGGTGACAGCTTCTGGAGTATTGCCAGCAAGTACGGCATTAGCATGTACACACTGGCAACCAACAACGGCAAATCAATTTACAGCGTAATTCATCCAGGCGAAAGCCTGTATATCAGGTAACAAAAAGGCCCTCTGCTCGCTAAGGCGGGTGGAGAGCTTTTTTACTTATGCAATAATATAAATATAAGTAATTCGTGGTGAAGTTGTGGTGAAGTGAATCCGAAATTATGAAACCTAAGAAATTGATATAGAGCTATTTTTGCTTTTACACCGGCGATTTGAAACCCTATGAAATCAGTGCTCAAGCAAATCACAACAAGAAGAACATGTTCGCATTGCTCGGCCGTCCGGGTTATGAGGATATGACCAAGGAATTGAACGCACGGCTTTAATAGCGTGGGTTTGAGGTCGTTTGGATAGGAAAAAATGAGAGCCTCAAAATTGTGTTGTAAATGTTCGTGACTGAATTTTGACTGAATAGCCAAAAGGGTCAAAACATTTATGTACCAATTTTGAGGCTCTTTTTGTGTCCGCGGGATTGCCAGTACTGGCTTTCTTTTGGTGTATAGACTAAAAACACGGTGTGATTTCAGCGGGTGATAAACGACATCGCGAAATCAAGCCTATATCCATATATTGACCCAATATCTAGTTGGCATATTAATATCAGCGGTTGAGAACGCTTGTTGCGAACTAGTTCGTGTCCGTTAGTGCTATTAGGTCTTAGAAAAGTGTTTTGGCAATGCTACTTCAAGCCAGCCTCAACTGACCAATCCAACTGGCTTTTTGAGACCATGGCAACAGCGTGATATTGTAACCCTCTGCTGCCGACTGAAAGCTTGGCGAAATATTACGTTCCAGATCGTTTGCGAGCAAGTAGAACTTAATTTCATCATTAAATGAACGTACATCTGTAATTGAAAAGATTGGTTCTTTGTAGGCATTTCCAGTTGGATTATTCACTAGTTTTAATGCCTTAGCGGAGGTTGTTTTCGTTCGACCAATCAGAATCTCAAAGTTGATGTTATTGCCACTTTGACCTGTGTATTTAACATTTGTATTGACCGAAATATCGCTGTTAATTAAGAAGTTGACAACGTCTTCTAGAAATAAGTCTTTGGTTCTATCTCTTGAAGTTGCGAGCAT